ACCAGTCATTCCGCCGCGGCGTGGACCAGTACGAGTTCCGTGTCCTCCTCATCGTGGGCCGGGTCGCGGAACGCGCCGCGCAGAAAACGATGGACGGCTTCCTCGACCCCACCGGCGCTGGGAGCGTGAAAACCGCGATCGAAGCGGACAGCACCCTCGGCGGCCTGACGGTGGACACGAGGGTGCGGGAGATGCGCGGCCTCGGGTCGATCGGGATCGGGGATGTCACCTACCAGACCGCGGAGTTCATCATCGACGTGTTCGCAACTAACTAGCCCGCCGGAGCCGGCGACAACCCAACAATGAAAGGAGCCAGCGATGGCGAAGTTCGTCAGCAAGGACCTTGACCTGTTCCTCAACGGGAACAAGTTGAGCAGCAGCGTCGCAAGTGTCACCATCAACGAGGAAGTCGACGACATCGAGACGACCGCGTTCACGAACGTTGGCCGCACCCGCATCGGTGGCCTCCGGGACGGCAGCGTCGACATCGACTTCCACCAGGACTACGCAGCCGCCAGTGTGGACGCGATCATCAACGGCACCATCGGCCTGGGCAACATCGGCACGATCGAGGTCGTCCCGTTCGGGACCACGGCCGGGGTGAGCGCGACGAACCCCCGGTACGTCATGACCTGCCTCGTGACGGAGTACCCGAAGGAGTTCAGCATGGGTGACCTGGCTACGTTCAGCGTGTCCTGGCCGATCTCCGGCACCGTCGGCCGGGGCACCGCGTAACCTCAACCCATGCGGATCCGGATGCAATTGGAGTACCTGGACGGGCGGGCGGAGCTGGTGGAAGCCCTCGCCCCGGATATCTGCCGGTTCGAGGATCATTTCGAGGTCGCCATCGCCACCCTCGGGCAGGGTGTGCGGATGAAGCACCTCGCGTACCTGGCGTGGCTCGCGTCGAAGCGTGCGAACGGGGCGATCCCCGAGTTCGACACGTGGCTCGACACGGTCGCCGTGATCCAGGACGTCCCAGCGGGGGAGGACACGATTCCCCCTTTGGGGAGCAGTCAGCCCACTGGGTCCTCTGCGGGCTAGCGGTTGAGACGGGTATCCCGGTCAGTGTGCTCCAGCAGGAGACACCCCGGGTGCTCGTCACCATGCTGCGGTACATGCGGCACCGTGCCCAGGTGCAGCAGAAAGCCGGCCGGGGGAAAGGTGGGCTGAGGTGAGCAACCGGGTCACCCTCGACATTCGTGGGGTGAACGAGTCGATGCGGGTGTTGAAGGAGTTCGACCGGGAGTACTACGAGGCGGTCCGCTCCGAGCTCGCCGACGTGTTGCAGCCGGTCGTCCAGGACGCCCGGGGCATGTACCCGGACCAGCCGCTGAGCAACTGGGGGCCGTGGCGTGCGAGCGGCCTGAACCCCACCAGAACGGGCGCTAGGGGCACGCAAGCGGGCCGGAACCTGTCCTACACGGGGTCGAGTGTGCGGAGCCGTGTGCGGGCCGATGTGAGCCGCCGTTCCCGACGGTTCGAGGGCGGCGGGCGGGTCACGAACATCGCCGGGGTCACCCAGTGGTCACCGGCGGGTGTGATCATGGAAACCGCGGGCATGGAAACGGACAGCGTGTTCGCGCGTAACCTGTCCGGCGCCCTCGGGTCATACGCCGCCCCTGACCCGTTGGGTGGGCGGATCCTGCCCCGCGCCGTGCGGCGTAACCTGAAAGCCGTGCAAGCGGAGCTGGGGCGCGTCATCGATGCCGCGGTGAAACGGGCGCAGCAGAAACTCGACGCCGCCGGCGGCGTCCTCATCAAACGGTAAGGGGGTCCGGCCGTGGCGTTAACGATCAGCATCGCCAGCGAGGCGGACCTTCGTGCGCTGGCGAGGGCACGCTCCGAGCTCGACAAGTTCGGCAACGCGGGCCTGACAACCGCGGAACGCATGAAAGTGGTCGGCACCCGCCTGAGCGGGGTGGGCCGCGGGTTGACGGTGTTCAGCGCGGCCGCGGTCGCCGGGTTGGGCATGTTCGCGAAGTCCGCGATCAGCGCGGCGACGGAGGCGCAGGTCGCGACGAACCGGTTGGACGCGGTCGCCCGGTCGATGGGTGTGCTCGACCCGGTGCTGGGTGGGACCACCGACCGGTTGCAGCAGTTCGCCAGCCAGCTGCAGGAGACCACGGCGGTTGAGGATGAGCTGATCATGCAGGGGCAGGCCCTCCTGTTGACGTTCAAGAGTGTCGCCCAGTCCGCTGGGACCGCTGGTGGCACGTTCGACCGTGCCACGCAGGCCGCGTTGGACTTGTCCGCGGTGGGGTTGGGAAGTGTTGAGCAGGCGTCCAAGATGCTGGGCAAGGCGCTCGAGGACCCGGTGAAGGGGCTGGGGGCGCTGCGCAGGGCATCTGTGACGTTCACCCCCGCGCAGCAGGAAATGATCAAAGCAATGGTCGAAGCCGGTGACGTGGCCGGCGCCCAGGAGATCATCCTCGCAGCTGTCGAGAAGCAGGTGCAGGGCACCGCCGCGGCGACGGCGACGTCGGGGGCGAAACTTCGGGTAGCGTTCGGGGAGCTGCAGGAGCAGATCGGGGCGGCCCTTCTCCCCCTCGTGGCCCGTGTCACGGACTTCCTCCAGCAGCGGCTGATCCCAGCGGTCAGCGCCCTCGTGGAACGGTTCCTCAACCTGCCCGGGTCGACGCAGGCCACCATCGGCGCCCTCGCCGGGATCGCACTCGCAGCCGGCCCGGTGCTGCTGATCATCGGGCAGATGATGACCGGCCTCGCTGGCCTGTCGCAGGCGATGGGTGTGGCACGTGTCGCGGTCACACTGCTGGGCCGGTCGATCACGATGGCGTTCCTCACCAACCCGGTCGGGTTGGCCCTGGCAGCGATCGCCGTCGCCGTGATCTTCCTCGCCGACCAGTTCCGTCGCGCGTACAGCCAGTCCGAGGAGCTCCGTGAAGCGGTCGGCGGGTTCATGCGCGCCCTCGGCGACCTCGGGCGGATCATCACGGGCACAATCCGGGCCGCGTTCGGCGGGTTCACCACGGACGCCGACAAGGTCGGGGGGATCCTCGACCGGCTCGCCACGGTGCTCGCGCCCGCGTTCACACTCGCCGTGCAAGGCATGACCAGGTATGTGGAGTTCCTCGGGAAAGCGTTCCAGGTGTGGTTCAAAGCGATCGAGGTCGTGTTCAAGATTCTCGAGGTCCTCGCCGGTTTGATCGCCGCCGCGATCATCACCGGGTTCCAACGGTTGCAGGAACGTATCCGGGATCTGGGCGCCCAGTTCAGTGACCTGCTGGACCGGTTAGGCCCGGTGGGTGACGCGATCCGTGGTGTGGCGCAGGGCGCGGTCATCGCGTTCCGCGCCGCGGTTGACGGGATCAAGCGCCTGTTCACCGACCTCGGCACGGTGCTCGAGCCAGCGATCAACTCGGTCATCAAAGGGTTGAACCTGCTCATCGAGGGGTACAACAAGCTGCCGAACACGCGGGACGTGGCACCGATCCGGGAGTTCGCGTTCGTCACCCTGCCGGCGACGACGCAGGCCACGTTCGACGCGGAACGCGCGACGAGCGCGTGGGCCGCCCGTTACACCGCCCTCGCAGCCGCGCAACGGGTCACCGCGACCACCACCGCGGACCTGGTGCCGGTGACCACCGCGGCGACGACCGCCGCTGGGGGGAACGCTGCCGCGACGGAGAAGCAGCGGGAAGCCGCGGAGCGGGCGGCGGCCGCGCAGCAACGGTTCAAGGAACGCCTCACCGAGCTGCGGGGGGAACTGGAACGCGCCATCGAGGGCGCCCTCGGGTACGCGGCCAGCATCCGGGACCGGTTCGTCGGCGCGTTGGACTTGGGCGCCGCCCTGGACATGGCGAAGGACACCGGTGGGAACATCGTTGGCGCGTTCATCGAGCAGGGCCGGAAGATGGCCGAGTTCACCGCGAACATGCAGCAGCTGCTCGCCGCGGGCCTGTCCCGGCAGGCGTTCGATCAGATCATCAACGCGGGGGCGCAGCGTGGCGCGGACATCGCGGCCGCCCTGGTGAAGGGCAACATCGCGGAGAACGTGGCCAGCGTGAACCGGGTGTACCAGTCGGTGGCGGACATGGGGATCACGGTGGGCAACCGTGCGTCGTCCCTGTTCAACCAGCAGGGCATCAACATGGCGGTGGCGATGTTGGAGGCGTTCATCCTTCAGTTCATGCCGTCCGGGCGGAAACGCAAGCAGCTCCTTGACGCGATCGATGACATGGTGCTCGCCGCCGCGCAGAGCCTCGCCCGCATCCCGAGCTCGGTGACGATTCCCAGCATCGGCGGTGGTGGCGGCGGCGGCGGCGGTGGCGGGGATTTCGGTGGTCCCGGAGCTCCGCCGGTCATGGTTGACGCGGGTGTGTTCGGGGTGATCAACTTGAATGACCCGGCGAACCCGGTCACCGGCGCGGGTGGTGTTGTGCCCCTCGCGGAGGGTGGGCGTGCCATGGCGGGCCGCCCGTTCCTCGTGGGTGAGCGTGGCCCCGAGCTGTTCGTCCCGGGTGTCACCGGGCAGGTCATCCCCAACGACACGCTCACCGCCCGGGCTGGTGCGCCCGGTGGTGGGAACACGTTCCACATCACGGTGAACGCGGGGATGGGCACGGATGGGGCGACGGTGGGCCGGCAGATCGTGGACGCGATCCGCAAGTATGAGCGGTTCAGTGGCCCGGTGTTCGCGGCGGCGTAGGGGAGGATGAGGGTATGACAATGCCAGCGCGCCGTTCGTACACGGCGGCGAAACCGACGGTGCTCGCGGGGAACCTCACCAGTTCGGCGACCACGTTCACCGTGACCGACGGGTCCACGTTCTCAACCGGGTCGGGTGGCAGTTTCTTCGTCACCGTGGACGGGAACACCGCCCTGGAGGAGCGGATCCTGTGCTCGTCGAGGACTGGGAACACGTTCACCGTCGCGTCGGGTGGGCGGGGCGCGGACGGGACGACAGCGGTGGCGCACCTGGCGGGTGCGGATGTGTTCGCGTCGTTCAGCGCAACGGACGCGGACCAGGCGAACGCTCATACCAGTGCGAGCGCGTCGACCGGGTCGGTGACCGTGCATGGGTTGGCGAACGGGTCGAAGGTTGTTGGGACAACGGAAATGTTTGTTCCATCGTTAATGCTTGGTGGGATGTG